TAGATTGGGGATTGTGTAATGATAGTAGCATTAATTAAAAAATCTTTAGTGGTGCTAGTACCTTGTTGGACAGTTGCATTTCTAACAGAGCAGATGGTGTTTGTTTTACCTACTGTTGTGGTCTGTTCTTTATGGGCTATGGCTATTGAAACTAAAGATAAAAAGAAAACTCTAGGTGAGTTTGCTATGGGTAGGAATAGACCTAACGTAGATGATGATGGAGGTACACATGACTAGAGAATATAAAATAACTACAAGCTGTACTTTGATAACAGAATATACAGTTTTAGCTAATTCAGAAAAAGAAGCTGAAGATATGTTTACTGATGGTTTGGATAATGGTCTTGATGTAGATTATTTAGATGAAACTATTGATAAAATAGAAGTTGTTAATGAAGGAGATAACTAATGAGTAAAGAGAAACCTACTTGGGTATACCTCTATGGAGATGAGATGCCAGAGGTATGGGAACATTTTGGATTTCCTTTTCCTGATCCAGATGATAGAATGAAACTAAAGTTTGTTAAGTATGAACTAGCTAATGAGGGAGAAAACTAATGAGTAAAGAATATACTTCAACAATTACTGTTACTTTTGGAGGTAATAATTTACAAGCTGAAAGTAAAGAAGATTATATCAAACTTTTAAAAGAAAACTTTTTGGAAGAGTATGGTATTGAACTACAGGATGATGAGATAACTATTGATGATGATAGTATCATTGAGGATTACCATAATTGGGGGATGCACCATTGAACTGTTGGCATTGTAACACAAAGTTAATATGGGGTGCTGACCATGATATTGACCATGAAGATGAGGACTATTGTATGGAAACAAATTTATCCTGTCCTAATTGTGGTTCTTTTCATGTAGTATACTTACCAAAGGAGATAACTAATGACTAAAATATTAGAGCAAACCACAATGACTAATCTTGTTATTGAGAAACAGGAAAAAGAATGTCAGGAATGTGGTGGTACAGGTGAGCTTGAAGAACATATTTTTAATAGTCAACCTCCAGATTGGAGGGTCATACCTTGCTATGAATGTAATGGAACAGGAGAAGTAGATGAAGAAATCTAGTCAACGAGTAGCAGACTTGTTAGAAGAAATGATAACAGTTAGGTTGGAGGAACTTATAAAAAGTGATTGGTTTGAAATGCTTGTTGAACAAACTGTAATTAAAGTATTGAAAGAGAGAGAAGATTTTGAAAAAGGAAAATATAAATATCAAGTGGAAGATTAATAACAGTTGTAATTATAACACAACAATATATTAATATGATTTTTATAACAGATAATACTTGACAAATTTTTATAACTGTGTATAATAGAATAAGTAGACATAAAGGAGAGCATAAATGACTACTATAAGACCTGCTAAAAATAATATTAGTAACACTCCTAATAGAGTATTTGTAACAATTATGTTAGATTTATCAAAGGGTTATGATCCAGATGATGTTATTGATGAACTAACAATAGACGATCATCCTGCTATAGAATACTTTGAAATAACTGATACAGAAATTCATCCTTTATCTGATAGAGTAGATTAATATGGTTACTAAAGATGACTTTAATCATGTACTAAATCCTAATGAGGAGTTAGTAGTTAGGGCAGATAAATTAGAACACTTTATTGAGTTGGTTAAAGAAATTAAAATAGATTGTTATTCTCAAGAGGAGTATAGAGATATTATTGATATATTAATAATGAATATATTTGGTGATGATGATGGAAGAAATGTATAAACAAAATGTTAAAGAGTTACAAGAGCAATTACAAAAAGCTAACATAAGAATAGCAGAGTTGCGTGAAGAACTTGATAATTTAAAGTTATTATTGAAGATGATGAGAGGAGTATAGTTATGGAAATATTAAACCAAAATGGAAATTAATTATGTATCGCTGGTTAGCTTTTGTAGGAGCAGTATGTTCTCTTTTGTTACTAACATCTGGTCATGTTCATTTACTATGGATTGGGTGGGCTATATCTTCATTCTCTTGTGTAGCTTGGATATGGTTCGCTAAACAAGATAAAGATATACCAAGAATGTTAATGGAGATTTGTTATTTAACCGCAGGAATATGGGGGATTTATAATTGGATATGATAGTTATATTACTTTTAGGTTGGTCTGTGTTTGCTACAGCTAATGCAGATTTTTTTAATAAGGTTGACAAGCTTAAAGAAGAAGGTTACACTTGGCAATATACAGGTAAACAATACTGGGAAGATACAGGAGATAATCCTGCTATCTTAATTGAGAGTCATAAAGGAACTAAACCTAGATACTATTGGAGTATAGGAGAGTTAGAACATAGGAGAGTTAAGTGAAGTTAAAGAGTAAAAAATTAAAACCTTCTAAAAACCAAAGTAAAAAACCACGTTGGTCAATACCTTCTGCTAGAAAAGAAAGACAGAAGTATACATCAGATGAATACAGGAGTAACTATGAAGAAATCAAATGGAGAAAAAAAACAAGTTAGAAATAAACCTTTTGATGTTATTAAGGTTGACAACAAACCTGATATAATATATATTGCAAGGTTTGAGAACTGTTATGAAGCAAAAGAGGTGAAGATATGATTACAAAAGATGTATTAGATGCTTATAAAATTGTAAGAAAAGATTTTATAGAAAACTTTAGACCTTCTATGTCAGGTGGTTTACGTGTTGCAAGAAAAAATATAGACTGGTTCTTACTTGATAGAGTTGAAAGATTAACAGAGTTGTCAGAAGAAATAGAAAAATCAAAACAAAAACTCAAGGATGCTGAATGAGAAAAATAGTTGTTGACATTGAAACAAATGGCTTGTATAATGTAGACACAATATGGGTTGCAGTATTACAAGACCTTGAAACAGATAAGACAATTATAACTTTAAATGAAAAAGATTTTAAAAGAAACATAAGACCAGACGATATAATTATTGGACATAACTTTGTTAAGTTTGATATGCATTGGTTAAATAAATTGTGGTTAACAGGAATTGAACAACAAAATGTGGTAGATACTCTAGTCCTCTCTACCTTGTTCAATCCTGATAGAAAAGGCGGTCACTCATTGTCCTCATGGGGTGATCGCCTTAATCTACCTAAGGGAGAACACAATGATTGGAGTAAGTTAACTCCTGAAATGGTTGACTATTGTGTACAAGATGTTAAAGTAACAGCTAAGTTATATAAACATTTAATAGCAAAAGAAAAGTTAGATTTCTCTGAACAATCTATTAGACTTGAGCATGAGATAGCAGAGATCATAGGTAATCAAATGAGAAATGGTTTCTATCTTAATGAAAAGAAAGCACATTGCCTGATGGCTGATGTTAAAAGCCAATCAAATGAGATACTAAAAGAAATACGTGAAAAGATTTTACCTAAACCTAAATTAATAAAAGAAGTTTCACCCAAAATAAAGAAGGATGGCACAATATCTAGTGTTGGTATCAAGCATATACACAACTACGAGGATGTAGTAGCGGGTTGTTTTAGCTCTATTGAATTTGAACCCTTCAATTTAGGTAGTCCTAAACAGATTATAGATAGGCTTAATATGTACGGATGGAAGCCCATAGACTTCACGAAGAAGGGTCAACCACGTATAACAGAGGAAAATTTAGAAACGATCCCTGACAAGGCTCCTAGAGCCATTAAAGGGGTATCTAAATGGAAGATGCTAGAGACTAGGGCAAAGACTATTGAAGGTTGGTTGGATGCTTTACAAGATGATGGCAGGATTCATGGTGATGTTTACACTATGGGTGCTGTAACTGGTAGAATGACTCACAACAATCCTAACATTGCAAACATTGTATCCAATGATAAACCTTATGGTGTGGAATGTAGGTCATGTTGGACTGTTCCTGATGGGTATTCTTTGGTTGGTATGGATGCTAAAGGATTAGAGCTGAGAATGTTAGCTCATTATATGAAGGATGAAAAATATATAGATGCTGTTGTCAATGGAGATCCCCATCTCTTCAATCAAAAAGCAGCAGGGCTAGAAACAAAAGCACAAGCTAAGACTTTTATCTATGCCTTCTTGTATTCAGCAGGTGCTGCCAAGTTAGGTGCCATTGTTGGTGGCTCACATAAAGAAGGAGAACAATTAAAACAAAAGTTCTTAGGTAATATGCCACAACTTAATAAACTAATTAATGCTGTCAAAAGAAAATCAACAAGAGGATATATCAGAGGTATTGATGGAAGAAGATTATATGTTAGACAAGTACGATCATCTCTTAATACATTATTGCAAGGTGCAGGTGCTATTGTTTGTAAGCAATGGTCTATCTTATTAGATAAAGAAATTAAAAAATTAAAACTTAAAGCTAAATTAGTAAACACAATACATGATGAATTACAGTACGAAGTAGAAAGAAAGGATGCACAAAATGTAGTAGAACTTGCAGACAAAACTATACAAGATGTAGGTAAACTTCTTAATCTAAGAGTTACACTCAATGCAGATTCAAAAATAGGAAACAACTGGAGTGAGACACACTAATGAAAGAAATTGAAATATCTTTAGAGATGATTGATAAAGCCAGAAAAAAAGCTGATGAGATGGGAGTGCTTAGAAACTCCATACTCAGAGGTGATGGTTCTATTGCAGGTTTTATTGGAGAACAAATAGCTTTACAAGTGTTAGGGGGAACATGGGAAAATACTTATGACTATGATTTGATTACTCCAGATGGTAAAAAGATTGATGTTAAAACTAAACAAACCTCAGTTAAACCTCTACCAGAATATGATTGTAGTATATCTAAGTCTAACACTAAACAAAAATGTGATGCCTATGCTTTTGTCAGGATTAAAGGTAACTTAACTGTGGGTTGGTACTTAGGTATGTTAGATAAAAAAGAATATTTTGAGAAGGCTAGGTTTTTTAAGAAAGGAGAAGTAGATACAAGCAATGGTTACAAAGTAAGAGCTGATTGTCATAACGTAAAAATATTTGAATTAAATTAAAAAAAGACTTGACAAATATATTTTATTGTGTTATAATATATAAAGTTGTCATAAATTATAGGAGTAAAAAATGCCACAACAAGAGAAAAGAACTTATGAAAAAGCTGTGATAAGTGGTAAAGCTTATTGGCAGAAACTAAACAAACCTGATGAGTATAGTAATAAGTATCAGATAGATATAGGAAATATTCCTGCTGCTGATGTGAAACTATTAGAAAGTAAAGGTGTTAAACTAAAAGAAAAAGAAGGTCATCCTTCTGGTGGACCCTTTGTTGTTGCGAGAACAACACGTAAGGTTCCAGTAATGGATGTAGAGAAAAATGATTTTGATGCAGATAATGTTATGATAGGTAATGGAAGTTCTATCAAAGCTAAAATATCTTTTAATCAAGATCATCCAATGGTTAATCAATATGGTACATCTTTATACTTGAATAAGGTACAGGTCATAAGTCTTGTAGAATATTCAGGTGGAGATGATGATGATAGTGACTTTGATTAATTAATACTAATTTGGGGTTGAGAGTGGATCCATCCTAGCAAAGCTTTCAGCGATCATAGTGTACGAGGGAAAGGGGTAACTATGAATATTAATACTTTAGTAAAAGATATACAAGATAGACTTAAACAACCAAAGAAAATTAAAGAAGAACATCTCTCTTTATTTATAGATAATATACAAGATGTTTTAAAAATCTACTTGGAACAGAGTCGTTCAGATAGAAAGAAATCTTTACGTATGTCCTCTATTGGAAAACCTGATAGAAGAATATGGATGGAGATCAATGGACCTGAACGTGAATCAGAACTACCTCCAGATGCTTTGATGAGGTTCTTATATGGATCTATCATTGAAGAGTTAGTATTGTTTCTTACCAGAGAAGCAGGACATCTTGTTACCTCAGAGCAGAAAGAGGTAACTATCAATGGAGTTAAGGGACACCTCGATTGTAAGATTGATGGTGAAGTTGTTGATGTTAAATCTGCCAGTAACTATGGCTTTAAAAAATTTAAAAATGGATTTGACAATGATGATGAGTTTGGTTATATTGGTCAGTTAAGTGGTTATGTTGAAGCAGAAGGTAAAGATACTGGTTTCTTCTTAGCTATGAACAAAGCTACAGGAGAGATTGCATTATTAGAAATTGAAAACTTTGATATTATAAATGCAAAAGGTAGAATAGAATCTTTAAGAAAAACTATTAGTAATAAAGATACTAAACCTAAACCTTGTGCTGAACCAATAGCAGAAGGTAAGAGTGGTAACAAACAGTTAGCTAGAATTTGTAGGTACTGCCAATTTAAATTCGATTGCTTTCCTGATTTAAGAATGTTTAAGTATAGTGATGGTATAAAATATTTAACGACTGTAGAAAAAGAACCAAAGGTAAAAGAATTACATGGAGAAACAAAACTTTATTAAACACATTCCATGCCCTGTCTGTGGATCAAAAGATAATGTAGGGGTGTGGGCTAATGGCTCTGAAAAATGTTTTTCAACTGGCTGTAATTATTATAAACCACCAAAAGGAGATTACATGGCAACACCACAATTAGTAAAACCTACTAAATTATCAGAGGGAGTGCTACAAGATATAGTTAATCGTAACATTAGTAAAGATACCTGTCGTAAGTTTGGTGTCACATCTAATCCTACAAAACATTTCTATCCCTTTTACGATAATGAAGGTATGCATATAGCTAACAAGGTTAGACTTGTTAATTCAAAAGACTTCTTTACTGAAGGAGATATTTCTTCTTCCATGTTGTTTGGTCAACAAGCCAGTAGAGAAGGGGGTAAGTATATTACTTTAGTTGAAGGTGAGATGGATGCTTTATCTGCTTACCAAATGCTAGGCAGTAAGTGGTCTGTTGTTTCAGTTAAGACTGGTGCGGCAGGTGCTGCAAAAGATGTTTCAAAATGTTATGACTTCTTGATGTCGTTTGATAACATCATTATATCTTTTGACAATGATGAAGCAGGTCGCAAGGCTGCAAAGAAAGTGTCTGAGATACTAGCACCTAAAGCTAAGATCATGCCTATGCAATACAAAGATGCTAATGAGTATCTTTCCAATAATGCTACAAAGAAATTTGTTAGTGACTGGTGGGATGCTAAGACCTATACACCTGAAGGTATTGTTGCAGGTGCAGATATGTGGAACACAGTTATGGAAGGTGCTACAGAATCTGCTGTTAACTATCCTTATGAAGGTATACAAAAACTTACCTTTGGTATTCGTATGGGAGAGCTAGTAACTATTACCGCAGGTTCTGGTCTAGGTAAATCACAATTCCTTAAAGAGTTAGTATATCATATCTTACAATCTACTAATGATAATATTGGTATGATGTTTATGGAAGAGTCTGTCAAACGATCTGGTTTATCTATGATGAGTTTATCAGCTAACAAACCTTTACACTTGCCAGATGTTTTTTCTGAGACTACAGATGAAGAGTTTAAACAATCTTTTGATGAAACATTAGGGACTAACAGGTTGTTTTTCTATGACCACTTTGGTTCTAATAATGTAGATACAATCATTGGAAGAGTTAGATACTTTGCTAAAGCTATGGCTTGTAAGTATATTGTTCTCGACCATGTAAGTATTATTGTTTCAGATCAACAGAATGGAGATGAACGTAGAGCATTAGATGAGATTATGACTAAGCTACGTACTGTAGTGCAAGAGTTAAATATTAGTTTACTTCTTGTATCTCATCTTAGACGACCAACATCTTCTGGACATGAAGAGGGTGCTGCCACTTCTCTTAGTCAGCTTAGAGGGTCTGCTTCTATAGGTCAGCTATCTGATATTGTGTTTGGTTTAGAACGTAATGGTCAACATGAAGATGAGAAAGAAAGACATACAACAACAATCAGAGTCATTAAGAATAGATTTAGTGGCTTGACTGGTCCTGCTAGTAAGTTATATTATGATAGAACTACTGGTAGAATGGAAGAGGTTCACGAAATTGATGAAGATTTAGAATGATTATTTTTCAAACAACAGTAAAAAAGCTTGACATTGAAATTAATCGTGCTATAATGTACTTAATGTCAGACAATGATAAGCATGAAGGCGATCCCTTGCTTCATGCAGACAATGTGTTAGGAGTCCGGGTAAAAAAAACACATGGTTCTTCTGAGTCTGCATTTTGGCTTGACTCTACCTATGATAGTAATGTTGGTAAGGTAGATCAAGATGTTAAGGTGGTAACACAGTCGTTGGAGAGAGGGGGAATAGTGGTGTATTCTCCTTCTCTTATTGGCTACGAACTACCTAAGATGAAAACAGTAGCTCCAAAAACTGCGGAGTATATAGAAAAGAAAGTGTTAGGAACATTTAATGTCTGGTAAAATGAGCACACGATCACGTAAAGCTAAAGGTAGAGCATTGCAAAATCTTGTTGTTGATAAATTATATTCTATTGCAGATAAAGTTTTACATATTTCTTTTCTATCAAAGGGAGATATTAAAGGTGCAATCATGGGAGAGACTGGAGCAGATATAAAATTTTCTCCTGCTGCACAAAAGGTTTTTCCTTTTAATATAGAATGTAAGAACCAAGAAAAGTTTAAAGGTATCTATGATGCATATGCTCAATGCCAAGAACATGAAGGTCCTCATGAGTCTGTTGTTATTATTAAAATGAATAGACAAAAACCTTTAGCTATAGTAGATATGAATTATTTTTTTGATATATATTTAAAAAGTGTACAACAAAAAGGAGATAAGTAGTGGCTGTGTATAGTAATATCTTAACTAGAAAAGCAACTGAAGAAGATGTGGTAAACAAACCTAAACATTATAATCAATATGGTATAGAATGTATTGATAGTATTCGTGCATCTATGAGTAAAGAAGGTTTTAGAGGATACCTTAAAGGTAATGTTGAAAAGTATTTATGGAGATACAATTATAAAAATAAACCAGTAGAAGATTTAAAAAAAGCTCAATGGTATTTAAATAAATTAATAGAGGAAGTATCTAATGATGACTAAATCAGAAACACTACAAGATAAACTTACAAAGTTTCATAGTGCATTTGGACATCCTATCAATGAATCTTTTCCTGCACCTAATCATAAGATCCATGCTTTAAAAAAATTAAGAAGAGATTTAATAAGAGAAGAATACAATGAAGTAATGGATGCTATACGATTAAAAGAGGATGAAGAAGTTTTAAAAGAACTTTGTGATTTAGTTTATGTTTGCGTAGGAATGTGTGTAACCTATGGATGGGAGTTTGATGTTGCATTTAATAGAGTACATAATTCTAATATGTCTAAACTTGATGATGAAGGTAAACCTATCTATCGAGCAGATGGTAAAGTATTAAAGTCTGATAATTATAAACCACCAACCATGAAAGGTTTGGTATGAGAGAAGAGATTAAACAAGCTTTAAAAAAAGTTTATGACCCTGAAATATCTGTAGACATTTATGAGCTTGGTTTAATTTATGATGTTATAGAAAAAGATAATCATGTAGATATTAGTATGACACTAACAAGTCCTGCCTGTCCAGTTGCAGGTGAGTTATTAAAGTCAGTAGAAATGGCAGTTAAAACTGTTGAAGGTATTGATACAGCATATGTTAATCTTGTATTCCACCCTTCATGGAATCAAAGAATGATGTCTGAAGAAGCTAAGTTAGAGTTAGGATTAATGTAATGACAGACTATATTACAGGAAAGTTTTCACCTATTTGTTTAGTAGGTATGTCTCGACATAATCTTTTAAGTGAAGTAGATAATAAACAAATTAAAAAAGATGCGATAGAACAGTCTGCTAATAAATTAAATTTTAATGCTATGGACCCTAGTATTGAAGATGTTGTTTTACCAAAAACACCAGCTATCAATCACCTACTAGAAAAAATAGATGATGTAATAAAGTCTATCAATCCTTACTTATTAATGGGTGATGAAGCATGGACACATTTAGTAGAACCAGAACAATCTACAATGTTTCATACACATCAAGATCCCGGACCAGCAGGATTATCATTTGTATATTGGGTTAATTTTCCAAAGAATAGTGGTGATTTTGTAGCGATAGTACAAATAGATACGTATAGACATTTTCATAAAGTAATACCAAGTGAAGGAGATTTAATAATTTTTCCTACTTATATTCCTCACACAACATCTAGAAATCTTAGTAAGGAAACAAGAATTTCAATCTCAGGAAATTACTATCCACCATTGGATAAACTAAATGAAGTAAAAACTAACCCCAAGAAACTATTTAATTATATAGGAGCAATACGTGGAAGATAAAGGAGAATCAAATGAAGATACCACTTAGTATAGAATTACTACAAAGTTTAGAAAAATACTTACAAAGAAAACCATACTTTGAAGTTAACCCTTTGTTGAAAAGACTAGGAGAAGAAATAACAAACTACTCTACCTCTTTAAATAAAGGACCAGAACCTGTAGAACAAGATGAAAACCAAGAGGAGTTACCCTTAGATGTTACCAACTGATTATCAAAGTTTTATACACCAATCTCGTTACTCTCGTTGGACAGAAGAAAAAGGTCGTAGAGAAACGTGGAATGAGACTGTTATACGACTACTGGATTTTTATTCTTCTTTCATAAAAGAAAAACACAGCTATACAATCAAAGAAGAAATACTAAAACAATTAGAACAAGCAATAACATCATTAGAAGTTATGCCTAGTATGAGAGCTATGATGACAGCAGGTACTGCATTAGAACGTAATCATATCTCTGCTTATAATTGTAGTTATCTACCTGTTGATAGTCCTAGAGCATTTGATGAATGTTTATATATTCTTATGCATGGTACAGGTGTAGGGTTTAGTGTTGAACGTCAATATGTTTCTCAGTTACCTACGATTCCTGACCAATTATATCAAAGTGAAACTACTATTATAGTACAAGATTCTAAAGAAGGTTGGTTCAAAGCTTTCAAAGAACTAATTAATTTATTATATGCTGGTATGATACCTCTGTGGGATATGTCTAGAGTAAGACCTGCTGGTTCTCGTCTGTCTACTTTTGGTGGCAGAGCTAGTGGTCCTGCACCTCTTGAAGATTTGTTTAGATTTTCTGTTGAGATGTTTACGAAAGCTCAAGGTAGAAAACTTACAAGTGTTGAGTGCCATGATATGATGTGTAAGATTGCAGATGTTGTGGTTGTTGGAGGTGTAAGAAGGTCAGCTTTAATTAGTTTATCTAATCTTTCTGATGATCGTATGCGTCATGCTAAGAGTGGTCAATGGTGGGAGACAGAACCTCAAAGAGCATTAGCTAATAACTCTGTTTGTTATTCAGAGAAGCCTGATATAGGTACATTCCTTAGGGAGTGGTCATCTTTATATGAAAGTAAATCAGGTGAACGTGGTATCTTTAATCGTCAATCAGCACAACAACAAGCAGCTAAGTATGATAGAAGAGATCCTACTATAGAGTATGGAACTAATCCTTGTAGTGAAATCATACTACGACCTAAACAATTTTGTAACCTTAGTGAGGTTGTTGTTAGAGCAGAAGATACTGTTCAAACTTTAACAAAGAAAGTAGAACTTGCTACTATACTAGGTACAATACAATCATGCTTTACAGATTTGAAAGGGTTAGGTAGACAATGGAAAAAGAATACAGAAGAAGAAAGATTATTAGGTGTAAGCTTAACAGGGATATTAGACAATGCAATACTTGCTAATCAAACCAATGATGATTTGGAAAAAATTCTTGACGGACTTCGACATCATGCTTATAATATTAATAAGGTTTGGTCTAACTATTTTAATATCGAGCCTTCTGCTGCTATTACTTGTATTAAACCTTCTGGTACTGTCAGCCAGTTGGTTAATGCTGCGAGTGGTATTCACCCTCGCCACTCTTCGTTTTACATCAGAACAGTTAGAGCAGACAAAAAAGATCCTCTCACGCAATTTATGACAGATGCAGGATTTCCAGTTGAAGATGAGTTACTTAAACCAGACTCTATGTCTGTGTTTAGTTTTCCTATGAAATCACCTGATAGAGCAACTACTCGTTACGATATGAACGCAATCGAACATATGAAGTTATGGAAACTTTATGCTGAACATTGGTGTGAACATAAACCTTCTATTACAGTAAGTGTTAAAGAAGATGAATGGATGGATGTAGGTGCATTTGTTTATGCAAACTTTGAAGCTATGTCTGGTGTAAGTTTTCTTCCTATGTCTGAACATACATATCAACAAGCTCCCTATCAAGACTGTACTGAAGAGGAATACAATGAGTTGTTAAAACGTATGCCTACTAATGTTGATTGGAATAAACTTGGAGACTATGAAAAAGAAGATAACACACTTGGTACACAATCTTTAAATTGTACTGGAGATGTTTGTGAAGTTGTAGATATAACATAAGGATATACTATGATAAATTCATTTTTAATTTCACTAGCAACAGCAATGACTGTCTTAGGTTATACACCTACAGAGTTGAATTGTTTAACAGAAGCTATATATTTTGAAGCAAGAGGTGAGCCACTATCAGGACAGTTAGCAGTAGGCAATGTTATTATGAACAGAGTAGAGTCTGATAATTTTCCTGATACTATATGTGGAGTTGTTCATCAAGGTAAACAAATTAATGGTAAGATGATTAGACACAAGTGTCAGTTTTCTTATTACTGTGATGGAAAGAAAGAAGAGTATGATGATAGAGAAGCATATATTATATCCTCAAAGGTTGCAATGGATGTAATCTTTGAACCATCCGTTGAGATGCATGATGCTTTATATTATCATAGTTATTATGTGGAACCATTCTGGAGCCACACTAAAGAATATTTAGGAAGTATAGGAAACCATGAGTTCTACAAATAAAAGAATAATATTATTTGAGTATGGTGTATATTTAAATAATGGGAAAGTTGAATTGGAAAGATCTATCTTACATAAAGAAGATTGGGAAAAAGCAACTGTTGATTTATCTGAGAATGAAAACAGAGCAGCAGTAGCAAACTTTCTAACACACTTAAAAAAATTAAGTGAATCTTTAGATACAAGTTTATCTACTTACTTCTAACTCTACCACCATCTCGCAAGTCTTGAACTTGTCCACCTCTTGAGTAACCTAAAAAATTTAAAAGAGTTTTAAATGTTGTTCCTTTTTTAAAAGATTTTTGGGATACTTTATCACGACCTACCTCAGTCATAATAGTAATACCATCTCTATTATTATACTCATAATCAAGACCTTGTTCATCTAGTATTTTAGCTATTTGTTTTAATGTTAATTTTGTATTAAGACTTTCTGCTACTTCTTCTGCTGTATCTCCGAGACTCAAACCCATTATAGTTTCCCCTCCCTCATACTCTACTTCAAAGGGTTTTTCTTTAGGTTTAGATTTAGGTTTAATAAACATACCTTTTATAGTATCTTGAACTACTTCGTGTTTTCTTGGTAAGTCTTGTATGCCTGTAGGTTTATTAATTTCTCTTACCTGTTCATCTGTTAGTATACGATTAACTTTTATCTCGCCACTTATTAACCAATTTCCTTTCATATTAGGATTAGTTTTATATCTATAATTACCTCCTTCAGGAATTTGATCTGTTATGTGTGCTTCTCTTGAATTTAGTTTGCCTTTATTAGGACCAGATTTTATAATAGATGCTCTACTATTAGCTATAGTTTGCCAATCAATATCATCAGATATTTCTACTTCAGCCCAAACTTGATTATCTTCTCTTACATTAGGTTTAAAAGATCTATCTGTAATTCTGTTTCCTGTTTTTGGATCTATTTTACCACCAATATGAGTAGCTACAGGAAAATCTCCTGAGTGCCAACCCGGTCTAAAAGCAAGACCTGACTGTCCTCTTGCTTTAACTTGACCTGTTTTAGTTTTTTCTCCTATAGATGCTTTTAACCATTTGTTTAAAGGAATAGAAGTTGTAGTATCAACAAATAAAGGATGTAATTTATTATCTTTTACTCTAAATAATTTATATGCTTTCTTAGTTTTTTTAGGTTTAATAATATCTTCTTGTATATCTTGTGTAGATTCTAATAATTCATCAACTTGTTTTTCATCTTTTGGAACCTCGTCAGAAAGTGTCGTAATTGTTGTTATATCTTCTGTTGTTTCAGGTATCAACTCTGACATTTCTTTTCGTACAGATTCAGGATCTTTAGCTACCAGTCTTTTAGGTTTAGGAAGATTAGGTTTTTTAGAGGTTTTTTGTAAAATAGATCTTGGTAGTTTTGCTAACAATCCACCTAAAGATTTATTAACTCTACCACCATCTTTAGTAAAGGTTATACCAAAACCTGCTGCAACATCCGCAGCTCCTTGATCTGTATCTGGAACTTCAATGTCTGGTATATCTGGAGCTTCAGGTGTAGGTGGTTGTGGTGTTGTTCCTTGACCAGAGGTATCTATGTTCTGTCCTCCTGCTACAGCTGCTGCTGCTGCCTCTTGAGGAGATATAGCGGTTGCTCCCACTCCAGTATCGCCACCTTCAAATTGTGCTGCATCTATATCAACAGGAACATCTACAGGTTTTACTGCTTCTTCTGCAACCCTAGCTTTTTCAGTTAAAGATTCTATAACTTCTTTACGTTTACCTTTTTTCCAATCCTTTAATAAATCTTCATCACCTCTTAGATTTAATACGTTCTCTATTCTTTTATCTATTAAAAAAGTTCCTATTCTTCCTAGTATTCCAAACACAGGATTAAGTTGTCCTAATATAGTAGGACCAAACCTAGCAAGAGGACTTGCTCTAAACTGAGCAGCTTTAATTAAATCTTCTGAGGTTATTATATTTGAAGAGTTAGAAGGATCAAACGTATCAAACATATTTGGTATGTCAAAATCTTTTATAAAACTTTCTGTTTGCTCTCTTGCTTTTTCTACCTGCTCATTAGTAGGACCAGTAGTAGGACCAGTAGTAGGACCAGTAGGAGATCCAGTAGTAGGACCTGTAGTAATATCAGATTTATCTAAAGGATTAAAACCTAAACTAGCTAAAGATCTTTTAAGTTCAGGATAACCTTGTACTCTACCTTGCCTATAACTTTCAACCATTAAGAAACTCTCCTATATTTTCTAACTTTCTTTGCAATTCTCTTCGGTTGCTTCACAAACTGTTTGCCCTGCTTTGTTCCTTTTCGCTTCTTTCTTGTCGTTGCCGCATACTCCGCAGGTGTCAGGGCTTTGATAGCTTTTCTTTTTCTTCTTCTTAGTCATTAGTCTAAAGGATTCTTTGTAGGTTTTCTTGATCCTAAATTAGTATAGTTTTTCTTTTTTATATTTTGGTACTTGTCTACTATAAATTTTTCAGCAGATTTTACAGCCTCGTATCCTCTTACTGCCAGAGGTTTTGTTTTTTGTTTACCTTTTTCCTTTAAAGACCTAAATATAAAAGCTTTTTTATTCCATGCTTTCATATTTTCTTTTGTTGGATTTTCTTCAAATTCTATTTTAGCTATGCCTAAATCTTCTTCAGCTTTTTTTAATTCATCTGACATTACTTCTTACCTTTCATAGTTAATGGTTTACCTTTACGTATTTTATCTGTAAGTGCAGACCAATTTTGTCCTGCTTGTACTTTTAATAACTTAGGAGCAACAGGTTTAATAAGAACTACTTTTGAATTTAACGATTTTATATCCACTACTTTCTCCTAAAAAATTTAGTTGCTGCACGTACACCAAATGAACTTGCTACGATTACACCTAAAGAGTATTGATACCATTCAGGCATTTGTTCTAATACTTCAAAACCATTTAATACTACTAACTCCATGTTAGGAACGAAAGCTAGTATCAAAGGTATAGAAAATAAAATTACTAACCACTCATCTTTCCATGAGTTTCTTGCTCCACGTATAGCTTCAAGATCCCAATCTATCTCACCAGTAGCTTGTTTCTCCATGACAGTAGCTCTTGCTTTAGCTTCTGCAACTTTCATCTCTGTATTAGCTTTAGTTCTTTCTAATCTACCTTGTAGAAAAGTACCAGCTAAGTTTGCTATTGGACCTATTAAGCCACCAATCATTTCTTTTTACCTACATTTGCAAATCCAAAGTATGCACCAACAAGTGCAGACAAAGAACCATAGATCATTATAATAATACTTTCAGCAGGTTTAATGTGTGAAGGAAAAGCAAATACTAGAACAGTAACAATACCCATAACAAGTAATGCAAACCATGCCATGTATCTTCTATTCTTCTGCCAAATATTTTTATCAGGTACTTCCATTATTTACTCCCTCTATTTCTAGTAACAAAACCACCTTCTTCAAATCCTAAAACTTTACCAACACCTGACATAGCAAGTTTTAAAATATTTTTTTCTTTAACAGGTTCTTTAGCATCTGACTTACCTATATCCCCTAATGCTGCTGCTAAACTAACAACACCATTAATTAAGCTTGTATTATTTTGGTCTGATGTTAAAGCAGGAGTAGGTGTTCTAGGTCTTGGTGCAGAAACTAAAGGAGCATCTCTTAATTCTTCTTGAGTTTGTGTAGCACTTACAGAAACATCTTTAGGCATATTAATTTCAGGAGTTGTTGTTATATCTTTAGTTAAAGGAGTACCTCTCTTAGTAAATAGTCCTTTACTTGCTACACCTGTTGCAACTGTTCTTTGTCCTAATGTTCTTGGATCACCATATGCCATTATTCATCTCCTTCTATTATAGGTCTTGCTGCATTAGTTTTGTACATAGTTCTAATTTTTAATAAAGTATCTGTACCAAAAATAGGTTTCAAGTCTTTATATTCTTCATTAGAAAAAGGTTCACTTAATATAATTACAACTGGTTCAGAACGTGTTATATTACCAATAAAATCTTTATTAAAATTAGCTTTAAATTTTTCTGAATTTTTACCACTATATCTTTTTAACCTTGTAAATTCTTTTGATCTACCTCCTGAAGTAGCTATGTCTACAAATAATTCATATCTATATTTGTATAAATCACCACCAAAATTTTTAGGTGTGGCTAAAGTATTGTAGTTTAAATATAACTGCCTAACTTTTTTACCATTTTCGTATTTATCTTTTAAAAATTTTTCATAAGCTTCAATAAGTTTTTCACGTTGTTTAGGAGTAGCTTGTGTTCCTACAGGTATTTGCATTATATCATCTTTAACTTTATTAAAGTCTGTATTAATAGCATTAGATTCTCTGTTTAATAATTTAAGACCAAAACCAGCAGAAACAGGAATATCAACAGTTTTATTTTTTAAACTTGTAACCCAACCCATCATAGTAAACTTAGCAGGATCTACCTCTGTTCCATATATTGTTCGTTCTTTTCCTTTAAAAAATAATAAATGCCTTCTATAAGCTTTATCAACATCCATAATTATTTGTGGCATAAAAACAGATTTTATAGCAGTAGCTAAATCTTTTTCTTCTCTATACGTTAATTCTCTACCATTAACTTGTTTACCTAATGCTTGTGCAGCTTGAATTAAAACTAAAGGACCTTGAGCAGGATTAGCATAAGGTATTAAAAATGCTTTTACAGCATCTACAACAGCCATTTCTATTTCAGGATCACCATCATTAATTTCTTGACTTTCTTGTAATCGTTTCCAAAATACTCGTAAAGGTCTACTTAATGCAGATAAACCATCTGTCCAACCAGTATTAGCCATAACAAGTTTACCATCTTTAATTTCACTTCTAGCCATATTATTAAAACCATAATCATAGGGTGAAGTCATATAAGAAGAGTTCAAAGCTTTTTCTTCTTCATCACTTATTCCATAAATAAAAGAACCAACACCTGTAGGTATTCCTAAACTAAATGCAGAGTATCCAGTTAAAGCAGAAGCTCGTAACATACCTCTACCCATCTGTCCTTTAATACCTGAAGATGTTTCTAAGACAGCTAACTTCCATGCATTTTTATAGTTTCTTACAACCTCAGTTGGATGAGATACAAAGTTACCTAACCCTACATTTTTTAAATTAGAAATAAGTCTAGGTAATTGGTTATACGTTGGATTATACATAGAAACTTTAGCTGCTGCAACTCGTTCTAGTAAAGTTATTACTTGAGGATCACTACTTGTTATAGGTAAATTTTCTGCATCAAAGACACCTAATTTTTTAGCAAAGTTTACTAACTTACTTGCATCTTGTCCTTGACCAAAACTTACGTCTAACATAAAGTATTCAAACTCAAATGCTTTGATGCGGTTAAAGTCATCTGTTAATTGATAAATTTGTGATAATTTATTTAAAGCTTTTTGTGCTGTCTTTGTACCTGTAACACCAAGAAAAGCTTCTTTTTCTAATGCATCTAATGCAGTAGTATTTTTTCTAAGAGTGTTCCATGTTTGTATAAATTCTTGAGATCTAGCACCACCAGATAATGTATTTAGTCTAATTAGTTTTTGTATTCTTTTTATATCTGTAGGTTGTAGTTGTAAACCATTATCTAATATGTGGAAAAATGGAAGAGCATCTCTAAAAACACCTTTTCTAGAACCCATTTGTTTATTCCAAGTTTGTATACTAATAGGCAGTACACCATTAGATACGTTATTTCCTGCACCACCTAATAAAGATCTCATATGAGTTGTAGGAGATAATAAAATTCTATTGGTATGAAAAGCTGCTGTTGTTCCTAAAATACCTCTAAGTACAGCATTGTCTGTACCTACTCTACTATAAGGTTCAGTTGCAACTTTATAAGCTTTTTTAAATGTTTCGTTAGTAAAAATATTTTTAAAAGGATCATCTGCTAAATCACTTAAACCTTCTTGTGTTAATGTATCTATTTCTTTATCAGATAAAGCAAAGGTTCTTTTAGTTTTTCCTAATTCAACTAGCTGTTCGTTAATTCCTTTAGGTTGTTTTAGACCTCTAATCATTATACCTTGTCCAAGTCCTTCACGAACTAAATCTTTTTTTAGATTATAATCTTGTGCAAGTTTATATGTTTTAAGAACTGTTTGTGTATACACTTGTCGAGGATCAGTAATATCTCCTGCTATTTCTTTTAATGTTTTATCTCGTAATTTTTTTGGTGCAAGTTGTCCAAGCTCATTAAAAGCTTTTTTATCTTTACTACGCAAAAGGTGTAGTGCTAATTTTGCATCACTATCTGTTTTTAAATCAAATTTATTTTTTACTTTAGTAATTAAATGAGATAATTTTTCTGTATTATCTTTAATATAATTACCAGCATCATCAGTTATATTTAAAGTTTTTATTTGTTGTTCTAAAGATTTTGATAAAGCTGTTGGATTTTCATAGATACCAAATTGTTGATGAGTATATTTTTGATGGTCTATTCCTTTTTTAATAGTATTATATAATTCAGTACCATCTCTAACAAATCCTGATTGTAATAATAGGTTACTTGTTTCTGAAATATCATCTCTTAAAACTTTTATATGTGTATCTAATTTGCTTAATTTTTCTGCATCATTTTTAAAAAACTCATGTAAAATATTCTTATGTTTGTTAGGACCTTTTCCAAAAACTTTGTTATCTATTAAAGCCTGTTTTAATGCTACATGAATTTCAGGTCCTGCTTTACTTAAAGAAATACCAGAACCTGATTTAATAATTCTATCTAATTTTTCTACATTTTTTTGAACACCAAAAACTTTTCCTCTAATGTCTTGAGGTGTTTGATCTAATCTATTTTTTAAAGAAGCAGGTAAACCTCTATTAGCAGTCATTTGTCTTGCAACTCTATTTTGCAAACCATCATATGCACTTGTAATTGTAGTATCAATTCTATTTTTAAAAGCATCATTATTAGATAAAATAACTCTTAATGCATCATCAGAAATATTTTTTTGAATATCAATACCACCTTTAGAATTAAGAAAAGTTGTTGCAACTATATTACCTTCTTCATCTAATAACTCAATTTCTCTACCTGTTTCTTTTATATTATTTTTCTTTGCATATTTTTTTTCAACATCCATACGAATTTGTTCAGGTGTTCTTGATGGTTGCATTTGTAATTCTTGACTAAGTTTTTCTGTTTCATCTAATTTTTTATTAACTAACTCTTCTACTTCTACTAATTGTTCATCTGAAAATTTATAAGATTGTTTATCGTTACCTACAAATACCTCAATATTTTCTTGATCTTTATCTAACCATTGAATAGGTTCTTTATTTTTTTTACTATCCTTTAATACTTTTTTAGTATGTATAATTGTTTCAACAGAACTAGGATCTCTAGCAATATCAGGATTAATACCTTCTTCTTCTATTTCTTTTAGTAATTCTTTACGAGATCTTTGAGATCTATCTGTTGGAGTAAACTTAGGTTTAATTACGCTTTTAACTACTTTAGAAATAGTATTAGCAGCAACTGTACCACCAATACCTGCACCAGCACCTAGTCCTCCTGCAAATAAAATATCTCTTTTTTCAAATCCTGCATCTTCTATATCTAAAATATCTAAATCTATTTTCTTTTGTTCAACACCAGACTTTTGTGCAATGCCTTGAAAACCTGCTTCATATCCAGCACCATAACCAAAACCAATAGCACCTACTGTACTTTTAGGATATTTTACAGCAACATCTGCTAATCTTTGAACAGGTTTAAATGCAGATTTAACTAGAGATTTTTTAACTTGGTCAGCAGCTACTTTTTTTGCAGCAGATCTACCAATAAGACCTAAACCACCAGTAGCTATACCTGCATATAAAGTTACATCAGTAGCTAATGCACCTCCAATATCTTTTGTTTTAGCCCACCAACCTCTACTACCTTCTCCTGTAGCTTTTACTCTATCAAAAGTATCTAACATATAACCTAAGTCTGCTTTAGATTGTTCGTTATCACTTGTATATACATCCCATACAGATTGAACAAAATCTACTGTGTTCCAATTTATACGAGTCATGTCTGTCATATAATCATCTACAGCTTCTTGGTCAGTTCCTTGAAACTCTTCCCCATTAACTTCTTGATACCTTCTTTTATAAGCATCTATAAGACGTTTATTTTCAACAAGATCTTCATAAGTTGTTTGTTCAGAGTATTGTATTTCGTCTACTAAATTATTTAATTCTCTATTAGTAGCATCTTTAGGTATTATATAAGAACCATAACCATCTACTATAAAAACATCTTCTGTATCAGGATTATACTTACCTTTATAATCATTTATATTTGTGCTATAAGTTGGCATAGTTATCCTTATCAACTAATTTTGTTTACTTTTAATTTTCTTCCGCCTTCTATTTCTTCTTCTTCTTCTTTGTTTTCCGGAGGTAGATCTTCCTCATCTTTTTGTAAAGTAGATTTAATTTCTTGTTCATTTTCAGATCTGCTAATTAAACCATATTGTTGTAATTGTTTTACTAAAGAAGAAGCTTCCTTTTGAAAAGAGGTATCTTTTAATACTTCTGCTGCATACTGTCTAACTACATCTGGTTGGTTTAATTGATCTAAATTTTTATCAGCAATAGCTCTTGCAATAATTCTATTTTTTAATAAACTTTTAACTGCTGTTCTTTCTGCAACATTTGTTTCTGCTTTTTGTATATTAAATTGAAAAGTTTGTCTTTGCTTTTGTAAATTTTCTATTACTCTTTCTTGTCTTGATATTTCACCCTCTAAACCTTGTTCTCTTTCAGCTATTGGAACTGCTTTAGCATCAGCTATAGATCTTCTAAGAGCATTTATTTGACTATTAATTTTATTAACCTCACTTGAATTATTGCGTATTGTAAATTTTAATGCATCATCAAGTTTTTGAAATATTTGTTTATCAATATTATCATTCATAGTTGTATGACCAGCAATTATAGCATTAACACTTCTTTTAAGTTCAGGGTCTATTCCAGCTCTTGTTGTAACAGCATCTCTCATATGAGGAATAAGTAATTGTTTTTCTTCTAAAGATAATAAACCTGTTTCTTTTAGATTTTGTACTGCTTTATATTCTCTACTTTCTGTATCTGTAAATTTATTATCTAAATAATTAACTACATTAGAACGCAACTTTGCAGAATATCTTTTAAAGTTTGAAACATTATCTGTTCTATTATAAGCAATATATTCTTTTCCATCATCTCCTATTATAGTGTCTGATACTTTAATGCCTTTTAAATAATCTTGATCTTTTCCAATAAAACTAACTTCAATATCTTTACCTACTTTTCTTTGTTCTACTATATTTGCAAATCCACTTAAAATAGTTGTATTATTTATTAACATATCTCTAAAAGAAGTTTTTAAATTATCTGGTACATTTAAAAAAGGCATTATTTCAGATGCAAGTTTTGTATTTGTTTTTTTTGTTGCGGCTGCTTTTACTTTTTGATTTTTTAAAATTGTATCGTTTAACTCTAATGCTCTAAGAGGAGCTTCTGCTTCATACTGAGCAAGTTTAGTTTTAGTTTCTCTAGCTAATTGTTTTTTAAATAATCGTTCTTTAGCTTTTGTAATTGCACCACCAGTTGCTTGATCTATTAGTCTAGAAAAAGGATCTTTAATTTCTGCTGAGTAGTCAGCATCCTTACCTACTTCTGATATAACCCCTGCAAAAGTTTGTTGTGCAAGACTTTGAATAAGATTAGGACTATCAGAACTTTGAGCATTATTACGATCTATTTGTTTTTGTACCGCTAACTTTGCATCTTGATAACTCATTATGTTGTCTCCATATCTAAGAAACTTCCTTCAGGCATTGGTTGTTCTACTACTTCCATAGGTGTTTCTTCCATCATAGGTTCTGGACCTCTAAGAGTATTTCTTAATTCCATATAATCAGTAGAAGAAAATTCATTGATTTGTGCATCATCTACAATACGAATACCTTGTATTCCTGCATCTCTAGCATCTGCAAGTAACTGTAATAAGACAGCAGGTTTTATAATCTCGGCTACATCTACAGTATAGATCCCATTAATAAATCCTGCTTGAACAATAACATTAGCTAAGTATTCTAACGTAACTCCAGCACTAATAAACTGCATTAGTATATCTTCATTATTACCTGAGTCATATACATCCATAACATATTCAAAAGCTTGAGCAGGTGAAGTAACTAGCGGTGGATTTTCGTAAGGATAACTACCAGATTTAACTGTTAAGGATTCACCCGGTACTGGTTGGTTCATAAATACTTGTGCTGCTAAATCCATTACATTAGTCCTTTTTGTTTTTTCTCATTAACTAGATTTTTAATATCTTCTTCTATAAGTTGTAACAATTCATCTCCTTTAAATCTTGCAAGTAAAGGAGTATAAATAGATACTAAATCTAATGTAGCTTGTTCTTCAGTAGAAAGAGATCCTTTTGTTTTAGCACTTTGTAGATCCATCAATGCTTGAGGTCTGCTAACAAACCCTTCCATATTTTTAATTGCAACAGCAACAGCAAATTCATCAGTATCTACTTTCCTATTTTCTTTTAGTACATCTAGTAAGGAAGGTTTAATCATAGTGTGCTACCTTTTTTATTTTTTTATCCATAAAATATTTTATTACTTTTTTTAATTTTGGTTTATCTTTAATAAACTGAGCTACTTTATAACCATGTTTTATATATAATTTTTTAAACCATTTAGGCGAATCATGATACATCCACCATCTAAACTTTAACCATCTTATATCTTTAGTTCCATAAACTTCTTGAGCTACTAAACAAGTAGAAAAACCACCAAAAGCACCTATCAATTCTGCACCACCTTTTAGTATACTGCCTATTCCACTTAATCCGCCACCACTATCTCCAGATCTGCCACCACTAGCAGAAGCAGATAATTGTCCTAAAAGTAAACTGGTTGCTCTTTGTTCATTATTTTCTGCTGTCTGAAATATTCTTGATGCTATATCTCTATAAGTTTGAAACAAATTATTGTAGTCTCTTATGTTTCTATTATTAACTTGTGTAGCATTATACTCATTCGTAGCCATTTGTGAAGCATTGTTAATAGTAGTTATATTTCTTCGCCATTGAGCATTAGAAGCATCTATTGATGTTCTCATTTCAGAATTAAATTTTTCTCTTAAATCACTTTGTTTAGCATTAAACATTTCAATAGTATTAGCAGCATTAACATTAAATTGTTCTACAGCAATAACTCTATTAGCATTATTTTGTTCTATCTGTGATCCTAAGTTTGCAAAGAATTTATCTACATCTGCTTGTAGTTGTGTGTTTAAATTTTCAGCAGCATTAGAAGCAGCTTGATCAGATAACAATGCTTGGTTATGAGCTTGAGCTGTTAAGGTAGCTGCTTGTTGTTGATTGTTTAAGTTTTGTGTATCTACTTGTAAAAATGCTCTAGAGTTTTCTACAGCAGCAGTCATACGTGCATCAAGATTTTTAGTATCCATAGCTGCAAATGTAGCCGCATTGGATAATGCTGTTTGTTGTTGATTATTTAAATTTTGTAATTGTATAGTAGCAAACTTTTGTGCATCTGCTTGAGCAATAGGTACAGCAGATTCTACTATAGCTTGTGATATTGCAGCGGCAGCCATTGAAGAAGAACCTAATCCTCTTGATTGCATAATAGAAGAAGCTCTACGCATAGCTGGACTAGCCCATGCAGGAGGTGTTTGTCCGGGTTGAAAACCTTGATAGAGTTGTTCTAGTTGAAATTGTAAAGTTGCTTGAGGATCTAATGTAGCTTGAGCTGCAACTGCTTGAGCTTCTGGAGATACTTGTCCTTGTATATCAGCAACTGTTTGACTAGGAGCTGCTAACTGTGCAGCAGTAACACCTGCTTGTTGACCTGCAACTAATGTAGGAGTAGCATCAGGAGTAGTAGGAGCAGTAGGAGCACCTACTTGAGGAGTTGTTGCAGCTTGTCTTATTGTAGCATCTGGAGAAGCACCTAACAATTTACCTGTTGTATCCATTAATTGAGTAGGTTGTTCTGCTATTTGAGAAGCAGTTAAAGGTTGAACAGTAGCAGGAGATGGAGGAGTTACTTCTGCTAAACTAGATACACCTAACTGTTGTGATAATTCTCTAGCAGCTGCTTCTTGTTCTGGAGTTCTAAAACCTGATGCTACATCTGTACCTGTATCTGTACCTGTACCTGTGCCTGTACCTATAGGTTGAATAGTCCTTTCAGTAGGATCTGGTGAAGTACCTATAGGAGCAGGAGTAATTTCTGGATCTACACCAACTCTAGCTCCGGGTCTTTCAAAAGGGTTTGTAGATATTCCAGTATCTAATGCTGGAAAAAGATCTACTGGATTAGCACTTATTTCTGATGGATTAATAGTAGCTGATGCTGCTTCTGGATCAAAAATCTCAGCAGGATCAAAACTAGGTTCTTGATTAATAGGACCCAAAGCATCAAATTGACTTGTTCCCTTTGCCATATTTATTCTCCTCTACTTAATGAACTCTATCATGGGGGTTGAATACCACCACGTTTTTAGAGTCAGCAAACTCTTTTTTTCTTTGTTCTGTTAATGTATTATACATTATTTCTTCACCTTTGTCAAGTAAAAAATCTAAATCTTCGTCAATCATACTCATTAATCCCATAACAATATATAGTATTCTGCTATGTCTATCTGAGTTTAATTCTAATTCAGTTGTATCTGCCAGTTTAACAGAAAATTCTTCAGGGTTTTCTTTGCTTGGAGCAAATATCAAATACATTCTATCTTTATGTAATGAGTTGATTTCTTTATCAGAAATATATACAGTATTTTTCTTTTTCATGAATCACCATTTTTACCTATATCTGCAAGTTCATCTTGTAGCTGATCTCTACGTTCTGCTCTAGTTCTATGTTTAGCTCTTTTAGGATTAATCTGCCAAACAGCACGAGCTGTAACATCATGGTCATAAACTTCTTCAGCTAACAATCTTACACGATCTATTAATCTAACAACCATTGTTTTAATCTCAGCTATTTCTTTTCTTGTATCTCTTTGTTCTTCATCTAATTCTGTTTGTAGTTGTTCTATAGCTTTAACTGTATCAACTTTAATTTGTTCTATATTTTTCATACGATCTGTTTGTTGTTTACCAACAAGATCTTGAAAAAACTTTAGAAGAAAAACTCCTAACTTATATATTATAATTACAGATATTAAAGCTATAACAACTGGAAAGCCAAGTTCAGATATAGCAGCTGTCAACCCTTTACTAATTTCCATACTACTTAGCCTTCAGTATTTTCTAATAACTCATCAAATTTTATAATACGTTCCCATCCATAGCCAGTAGTAATATCATCTACTTTACCAGTATTTTTATCCATATAAATCATTTTCCAATTACCATCATCTTCTTGCATAATAGTTAATACAGAACCATTATATGTTATTCCATGAGATACATTTTTATCTTGTGTCCAGTTGCTCCCAGTTATAGGAACACAAAAAGTATTTATTCTTCCTTTAGGTGTAAGAAGTAAAGACCACTTACCATCTAAGTTAACTGAAATAACAACTAACAACCCTTCATCTACACCTTGTTCAGCTACTTTTTCTCCAAAAGAATTTTCTAAACTGTGTAGCATAGCTGCTCTTTCATTACATATAACTTGTCCTTGAACAAAAGTAGGATAAGCAGCAACTACTACAACAACTATCCATAAAAATATTAAATATGCTGTTACTTTATTCATAATAACTCAAACCATCCTGCTGTTATATATTTCTCTTGATTTGGTGAAGGTACACCTCTATGTAAATGTGACCATTCACTCGGAAATATAATTGTTCTACCTTTTTTTGCTTTAATTCTTTTTTGCTGTAATGCAAACTCTGTTTCTCCACCAACATTAACATCATTTAAATATGTAATAAAGGATAATACTCGTAAACTTGTTTTTGCATCACTATTCATTCTTTCACAATGCCATGCTTTATATGCACCATCTTTCGGATATTTTTGTATATTAAATGAGTCACTTATTCTTATATTAACAAAAGATAAAGTTGGAAAAAGTTTTTTATAATCATTTAAAAAATCATGCAAAATAGTAAGATATTTATAAATTGTTTTATCACTACAATTTGCAGAAATATTTTTATCAAAAGATTCTTTTATATCTTTAGATGGGTTTTTTTCGTTAGCAGTTACACCTTTGACTGTATGAAACATTGTATCGTGTTCAAAAAAATTAATTAAATTATCACAAATCTCTTCGTCTAAATCTGCATACCCAATAAGAGAGTTTGGTGCTTCAAGTTTTTTCATTACTCAGTTGGAAAACTATGTGTTCCAATAGTGTTACCAGCATCTACCCACCTTAAAACTGCACGATAGTGTCTATTTTTTGTATTTAATGGTATGTGTTTTTCTTGACCATCAATAATCGCAACTATTTTTTCTACTTTGTTACCATTTTCATTAGTAAATTCATACTTATTTGCTGTTGTTACAATCATTTATTTATCCTCACATTTCTGCGTCTGCAATTAAAGCTCCAAAAAGTCCATCATTTGCATGACCAGCCTCTACAGAAGTATCTTGCACTCGTAAATTAGATTCTTTTGAATCATCAGTAACGGCACTAGTTGTTCCGTCATTAAAATTTCTAAATACACCTGTAGCTGAACCATTTGGATAAGTATTCACAATAGTGACAGAAGGGTCTGTTCGCATTTCTATTGTTAATGGATGTGTAACAGCCCAGTCTCCTTGATCATCACCAAAAGTTACAACAGAGTAACCATTAGCAACTCCTGTGTTACCACCTTTTGCTATATCCATTCCAAGTGTGCTAAAAAAGTATCGTTGACAAGCGGACCATTCTTCTGCAAAAGATTTTCTGTCATATGTTCCAGCGACATCTGCAACTTCTAATTGAACATCTGTAATATATAAAATATCTCCAGCATTATTAGTTTCAGTTTGAGACCAAATAAACACAGCAATATTATTTGTTGATGAGGTATCAACAGCAATACCATCTATTGTATATGTAGCAAAAGAAGTAGTTAAAGCTAAACTTGCAGCCGTATTTTCATAGGTCCAATTTGTAGCTAATGTAGGTACAGTTGAGGCATTTTCCCATGCATTAACAACATCACTTGTAACTGAATCAGCAGTTCCATCCCACGAAATAACAGCAGCCCTAACATCTGTTAATCTAGCATTACTAACTTTAGCTTTAAACTGTAAAGATACTGTTTGACCAATAGCAGCGTGACTGTCAGCAGACTCAAGAAATTGCACAATACCAAATTTTTTATCGTCTGTTTCTACATCTAAAGCAATAGTATTAGGTGAGCCACCATCAGGTGCTGTTGTGCTTCTTGATACATCTACTATATTGTTACCATCACTTACTAAATTCCACCTATCTAAAACATACGAATCATCATTATTAGTATAAGTAGTACCATCTGTAATTGTTGCTCCACCATTTCTTTGAGCAATCATCATTGACCCATTAATTAATAAATTTTTATTATTGTTTAGATTTCCTACAGGAACATCTGTTGGTTTAGCACCTAAATATGGCATTATCCTACTCCAAGTCTTTTGTTTCTTTCAACAGCAGTCTCAATGGTTGCATTAGTTATTGTTGTATTTTTTGTAGAATCAGAAGCCTTCTTACTTATACCTTCAATATCACAATAGTAATCAATAGCTTTTCGAGCTTTATTATGCACAGCGGTTTCAATCCAAGTTTGAATATCAACCATTTGACCATTCATAGCTTTTTGTTGAATGTCATTTAGTGTTACTTTATATTCTTTATCTGCCATATTTTTCTCCTTTAGGCTAATAAGTGTACCATTGCATGAGTATATTCTTTTGAACCTGTTATGTTATCATCAGAACCAAATATATGTAGAAAATACCATTCGATATAATCATCTGCATCTAATTTTAAAACACCAGTAGTAGTACATTGGTGATGATTTGTTATTCCTGTAACTTGGCAAGCCCTTAATCCTTCAGCACCATTAACATATATTGCAACACCAATATATTTATCTGTGTCCATATGAAAACCACCAGTTAATGTGACAAAATAAAGTCCATCTACAGGAGCTACAAATTTATAATTGGATAAATCCATGTCATTATTCTGGTCATAATCTTCAGAAGCCATAGCAGCCTTTACCCAACTACCACTCGCTATTGATTGGTTACCAGATAGGTGACAAAAAGTTGCTGGTTGCAATGGTTTATTGATAATACCATTTTCATCAAACGTCATACTTGTGGTAGTTCCTAATGCTGACCCTTTTCCTATAGTTAATTTGTCAGCAGAGTCGTCTAAGCCTATATGGTAATCAACAGCATTACCATCTAGCTTTAATAAAATATCTTCTGCGGCACCTGTTCCTAATGTTTGACTAGGTGAAGCATTTGGTTCTTTACCTATATATGGCATTAAGTTATCTCCATTATTGAAACAGCAATATCAGCAGCAGCACTCGCTGTTAAAGAAAGAGTGTCTGTAGTTTCCATTACTACTTTATTTCCACCCATCATTTCTAAGGTTGAATTTGCAGGTATTGTTGTTGATGTAAGAAGCTCAACGTCTTGGTTAGCTTCATTATTAGCTCCTGCCCTTGAACCTGTATCTGTGCCTAGAGTTAAAGTTGCAGTAATATCTGAACTTTGAGTATTACCAATCATAATTCCTAAAACAACTGTTGTCGTACTACCAGCAACAGTATAAATCACATCAGCACTTGTTACTCCAGCTTTTGTAATTACCTTAAACGTATTTGCCATTATGTATCTCCTATCCTAAAGCAACGGCTAATGCTGTAGCGTCTGCTGTTGAAACACCACCTGCATAAGTTTTCATATCTGAAGCTGGTATTTGCTTCGTAGTTGTACCATCAATAACTATAAGAGCATCACTATCGGCAATAGTAATTGATGATGTTGATTTAGCAGAACCATCAAGTAAATTTAATTCTGCTGCGGTTGATCCTACATTTGTTCCACCAATATCTAGTGTAGTCATAGAGACTTCACCATTAACTGTTAGTATAGCAGAACCTAATTC